ATGGCAAATATGGGTGTAAATCTTATAAGGTTATATGATTGGGATCCAAGGAATGATCATAAAAACTTCTTAGATTATTGTCATTCTAAGAATATTAAAGTTTTAGTACCTGTATCAAATTATAATTTAGGAGCATTTGGTACTCCTCCTAATATGGATGAGTCTATAAAAGGATTACTAGAATCTTTTACATTACCTATTACTGAGGCTAAATGGGATAAAAAGTATGATAAACTAAAGGAAAATACTTTAATTAGGGAATATCACCCTGCTATAGCAGGTATAATAATAGGATCAGAATTAGATTTACCATCTCAAATGCCTAAGGGATATTTAGCAAAATATACCAAAAGATGGGTAGAAATAGAAGATGAATATTTTCCTAAAAGATGGATACCGGAAGAATATAGAACATGGCTTAAAGTTCCAATAGGTCATCCTGTAAGTTTTGCAAAACATAATGGAGATTTTCCATGTTTTGAATTTTGGGATGATCTTTTAAATGAATTAAAGGGAATAGAAACTAGTGATTTACATAAGAGATTGATGCTATGTCCTCAATCTTACAATGAAGCATCTTATTTATTTGAAAATGCTGAAGGTAAGGGTAAAGGGTGGGTAGATATAGCTTATGAGAAATATAACTTACCTATATTATTTACAGAAATAGGATGTAGTCGTTTAGAACGGGGTGATTATAATAATGTTATAGCTGCTCAGTTAGAAAGATCTTATGATTATCAAAAGGAAAACCCTCAAAAGCTTTTAGGTACATGTTTCTTTCAATTCTGTGACAAAGTATGGATGGAAGGTACTACTGAAGGATCATTTGGAGTTTTCACTAATACAAAGGATGTAGATAATCTTATAAGATATGGAGCAAAGGATTTCATTCATACAGATGGTAATGACTGTACAAAACAATCATTAAAAGTACAGGTTTTATTTGCTAATCCAGTATATAATACAATCAAATTGATATATAAGTTATAATATATGTCAAATATTATAACTATAACATGGATTATAGCTAATCGTCATATTGATATTAAATATAGTATACCTATAGATAGAGAATATTATACTTATTTAGAAAGTATAAAAGATTTATTTAAATCTAAATTCAGAAATGAAAAAGAAATATGGGAAGACTATAAATATATTCATCCTTTTAAAACAGAATTAAATCCTGATAAAATAGAAAAAGAATTAGAATCTAATTTTGATTGGGTATGTAAAGATGCTAAGAAAGTATATGAGAGAAGGAATGAAGATTAAATTATGATATCTGGTTCACATATGGGAAAATTGGTAGCTCATAGTTTCATGAAAAGTATACTTAAAGATTTGGAAGGCAAAGATATAATACCAGAAGACTTAAAAATATATTTAAGTATACAAAAAATCGTAATGGATATTGAGCAAGAATTAAAATTGAGATAAATTATATGAGTCTTACTATTGCCACATTTATAATTAGTTTAGCTAACTTTATTCTTACTTTAAGGAATTTATATAATAAAGAGTCTAAATATAAGTAAACTATCATTTGAAGATATTAATTTACCCGAATTAATATACTTACAAGACAAATATAAAGCTGAGTTATCACTTTATGAATTCTTAAAACAAGCATGGAATGCATCTGTTATAGATGGTGATAAGGAATTCATAGAAGGATGGCACATACGCATTATATGTGAACATCTTGAAGCAGTAGCAAATCGTCAAATAAAAAACCTTATCATTAACATGCCTCCGAGGTGTGCTAAATCCTCAATAGTATCAGTAGCATTTCCTGCATGGGTATGGCTTCGTGCTCCTCATGAGCAATTCATGTATTGTTCTTATGCAATATCATTAGCATTACGTGATTCAGTACGTTGTAGACGTCTTATGCTTTCATCATGGTATCAAAAACGTTGGGGTAATAGATTTAAGCTTGTAGGAGATCAAAATACTAAAGGCAGATTCGATAACATGCAAGGTGGATATCGAATGACAACATCCACAGGAGGAAGTATTACAGGTGAAGGGGGTAATATGCTTATTGCTGATGACCCTAATAATACTAAAGACGGTGATAATTCAGATATAAAACGTGAACGTACTATTGAATGGTGGAATCATGTATGGTCTACAAGGTTAAATGATAAAAAAAATGACTGTAGGGTAGTTGTACAACAAAGATATCACTTAAGAGACGTAACAGGTTATATAACTTCCCATGATGATTTAAAGGAATGGACAAAGCTTATTCTTCCTATGGAATACGAACAAGAGAATAAAACTTCTACTATAATACTTCCATCTACTAACGGTAAACTTTGGACTGATCCACGTACTAAAGAAGGTGAGTTATTATGGCCTGAGAGATTTGATGAAGCAGCTGTTAAAAGCTTAAAAAATGACCTTGGTAGTGAAGCAGCTATAGCAGGTCAATTACAACAAAGACCTGCATCTAAAGAAGGTAATATCATTAAAAAAGCATGGTTTCAATGGTGGAAAGATACTACACCTCCCAAGATTGAATTTGTTGTACAATCTTGGGACACAGCTTTTTCAGAAAAGAAAACATCTGCATATTCAGCATGTACAACATGGGGAGTATTTTATGATGATCATTATATAGAGCATATTATCTTATTATCTATGTGGAGAGGAAGAGTAGAATATGTAGAGCTTAGAGAAATGGCTAAGCGTTTATATTTTGATTATAGAGATACTGGTAAGATACATGAGCCTAAATTTAGAGGTAGACCTATAGATTTATTTCTTATAGAAGCTAGAGCATCAGGGGATCCATTAATAAAAGACTTGCAATTAGGAGGTATTAAAGCTATACCTGTTGATCCTACTGGTAGAGGAAATAAAATACAAAGGTTAAACTTTATAACCCCTTTACTTGAAGGTGAGCGTGTATGGTTACCAGCACGAGGACCATCATATGATCATTTGTTACCATTTGCAGATGAGTTTTTAGAGAATGTAGCTTGTTATCCTAACTTAGAAAGTAATGATATTGTAGATACTATGAGCCAAGCCTTTATGAAGTTAAAAACAGGTATGTTCTTATTAAATCCAAGAGATGAAAGACCTGAACCAATACAATATAAAGAAACTAAGGTATATTAAGATTGAAAAAGATATCATGTATATTATGTGAAACTGTTATAGATACTATATTTTTATTATTACATGTAGTTGTATATTCAATAATAGTATTAAGTCTTTCTTATTTAATAGAAAAAATGTTAACTTAATAAAAGATTAAAAAATGGAAGAAAATATTAAGTTACCTTTAAATTTACTGGATTTACTTCCAACCAATGTTGATGATTTAGAAGAAATGGATATTATTTGCAATAGATTTGGTAAAAAATATAAATTAATATATGAAGATAATGAATTTTTATGGATGAGAATAGAAGAATAAAGAGATTAAAAAATGAATAAATTACAAAGAATAAAAAGTTTTATCAAAGAAACATCTAATTATTTTATTTCTATTACATCATTAACTTTAGCTGTATTTGTTGTTTTAATATTTATAATATTAGCAATATTTGGCGTATGCTCTATGATATATGATGTAATAAAAATGGTTATTTAAATAATAAGGAGTAATAAAAATGAAAACAGCTAGAGGATTCTATAGTAAAGAATTTAAATTAAATGCAGTAAAACTATATATAAATCGTGAAAGAGGAAAAAGTATAGCAACGCTAGCTAAAGAATTAAAAATTTCTGCACCTACATTGAGTGCTTGGGTTTTATATTATAGAGATAGAGGGGAAGATGGTTTAGTTGAAAATATAAGTGAAGTAAATTGTAGAGGCTATGAAGTATTAAAATCAAATAGTCTTAAAACTGAATTAGATGTTATGCAACAAGCTTATAATGGTCTTAAGAAGCAATTGATAGAAATAACAAAAGAACGTGATAATATGAAAAAAGCAATTGAAACGTTTGTCAGTAGTTTAGTGAGTAATTAAAATGAATAAGATGGTGACAAATTGTCACCTACTGAATATGGAGGGCTTAGAAGTTTTATCTTCAATCAATTAATGGAGGTAAAGTGATTTCTTTTTTAGAGATAAGCCCATAAATCGTTATACTAAGTCATATATAAATTATAGGAAAAATATATGACTTAGTATTATGAATATTACAAATGCAATAGCTACAGTACATTTGTATTTTTAATATGATGTATTTTCTATGAAAAGTCAATATTTAAAATGTGAGATAAGCTAGGACTAAGTCAGTAAAACTGCAAAGACACCTGATATGAAATCATATGAAATCAACGTTCACTTATCTCACATTGCGTCTTCTAAAGCGCAATAAAAGATAGCATTTTACATTTATAATTTCAATTAAATAAAATTGGTCGGAGTAGAAAGATTTGAACTTTCGACCTCCTGTACCCAAAACAGGTGCGCTCCCAAGCTGCGCTATACTCCGATAAAATGGATTGGGTAATTTGTCCTTATTCCTTCAACTCTTTATCTTTAATTCTACTCATATCAAGTTTAGATGTTCTTTCTATCTCTTTTATAAATTCTTCGTTATTTAATTGAAGATTTCGTCTATATAATTTGAATAATTCTTCATTACTAATTATTTTAGTTCTATTCATAATTATTCAAATCTTTATCTTCGTTTCTACGAATTCATCTAAGCATTCTTTAATTTTAAAATTCTCATCCTTATCAAAAAGAATCTTTTTAGGTAAAACTAAAAATGGAATATTCCTTTTCTTATATTCTTCCTTTTCTGGAAATTCTTCCATCAATGGAATTATAAAAATTACATTTAAATTTACATCAACATTAGCATTATACGGTTGAAAGACATTATTTAAATTTTCATGAAATTTTTTAATAGTAATATTAGTAGTTACTATTAAATGTTTACTATCTTCTCGTAAAATATAATAATTTTCTAAATTTTTAATGTTTTGTATAAATTTATCTAATATTTTTGCCATTAATAGTGTATAATAGTTAAGTTCAGTAATAATGATTAACATTATACGTTAATCTTTTTATTTCGTAAAATAGAATTTTAAAAATCTTAATGAAGATAGAAGATAGTATTTTAGCTAATCTTAATGATGAAGACATTAGAGAACTTCATGAATTAGAGGATGGGACATCCGTTTACGAAATAGGTCCTTCTCAAGAGGAAGAAGCAGAAGAACCTGGGTCCTTTTATGGTAATCTTGCAGGTACAGTTGTTAGTGATAGTTCTTTAAAGAAATTATCTGTTTTTCTATTAGAAGCTATTGATAAAGATAGGGAAGCTAGCGAAAAATGGATGAAAACCCTTAAAAAGGTGAAAGAATATCTAGGTTTTGATGTTGAGGATCTAAAAAGTAGTCCATTCAAAGAGGCTAC